ATGACTGACAATAGTACACAAAAAACTCTCGGACAAATTGAGGGAATACTTGATCCAAAGAAGCAGATGAAAACTGTGCTTTTCATTGATACTGTTCCTGCCTTTGTGGATTTAGATTTGAAGACAAGAGGTCCTTTCAAGAAAGGAGATGTCTTGAGGATTCACATTGATATTGCGAATCTTTTGATTCTCAAAGGTAAGGCAAAAGCATTCGATCTTGACTGAGGTGATACAAATGAGCGAAGCAAAACAAATGCAAACAAAACTGAAATCGGATATCATGGCATTGGCACAAGACAATGAATCATGGAAACGTAAGATAGCTGAAAACGAGCATACCATTTCAGAACTTCAGAAAATTGTTGAAGTTCTCGAACCGTTATGTAAGGAGGTAGAACAATGAAGGATCTAAAAAGAAGATATGTCTATGAAGACACTTACAAAGAGATTGTTGAGTGGGCTAATAGTAATGGAGTAAGAGCTCCAAACTACAAAGAGAATTTTCCTTTTTTCTTACAGGAATATCTAAAACAGTTCGGCGGAGGTACTCAAAATGTGGAAAGGGTATGAAGCTATTCCGAGTTATTTTGGAGGGAAACGAAAACTTGCAAGGAGAATACTAAGCCACGCTAAAGGAGAAGTATTTATTGATGCTTTTTTAGGTGGTGGAAGTGTTTCTCTTTTAGCGAAAGCTAAAGGAATGAAAGTTATCTGTAATGACATTTCTGAAAGGTCAAGGATAGTAGGTAAAGCAATAATTGAAAATAAGGGAAAGAAACTTACAGATTATGATCTTTACAGTCTATTCAATGAGACTGAAAATAAATTTATTAGAGATCATTTTCCAAACCTTGCTTTAGAAAAGGATATTCAATTCCTTGATGATGCTTTTGCTAATGCAAAGACAGACTTGCAGAAACTTCTTTTGATTAAATTTCTCTTTAAGTATAAGCCATTTAGTATGTTATCAAATAAAGTACCTACTGACTTGAATGATTGTAATTTGAAAGTTATACAGCCACACTTAAAGTATATGTTCAAACCAATTAGGACACTAAAAAAGATTAAGGAACAAATTAATTATGGGATCTTTGACAATGGAAAAGATTGTGAGTTTCATAATAAAGATGTTTTTGAATTCTTAGATACTGTTCAAGGAGATACTGTTTACTTTGATCCACCTTATGCAGGAAGTCAAAGTTATGAAGAATTTTACTATATACTTGATAGTATTCTTTATCAGAAGAAAGAGCCTCTGAAGAAAAGCAAATTTAATTCTGATGATTACGAAGATTTCTTGCATAAACTTATGGAGAAATCCATGCACATTCCAAGAGTTATTTTTAGCTTTGGAGGACCTAAAGTAGATGGCAAAAGACTTCTTGAGATTGTACAACAGCACAGACCTGCTAAGTTGTATGAGATTCAGCATAAATGGTCTATTACTGCAACAAAAGAATCAATGCAAACTGCAACTGAAATATTGGTGGTGACAATATGAAAACTGAAAAAATACAAATGGAAAAAATAGTTGAAAACAAATATAATCCAAATGAGATGGATGAGAATAAGTTTGCGAAACTTGTTCTAAACATTAAAAGAAAAGGGTTTCGTAAACCTATCGAAGTTCGTAAAGTAGATGATAAATATGTTATTGTTGATGGTGCTCATAGATTTAGAGCTTGTAAAGAATTAGGATATACTGAGATTGACTGTATTGTTGATGAAGTAGACGATACTGAAGCAATGATTGACACTTTGAATGCAAACATTCATGGAAGTCATAATCCTTACAAGGAAGCACAAATCTTCAAACAGATTCATGAACGATATGCTCTTAAGGATATTGAGAAATTAACTATTTTTGGTCAGTCTGAAATAAAAGATCGAATGGAATTATTGAATCTTTCTCCAAGTATCCAGGCACAGATTGAACAGATGGAGAAATCTGAATCTAAGGAAGCACCCGTCATTTTAACTTTTATGATTAAAGAATCAGAAAAGAGTATTGTTGATTCTGCTTTAATTCAGTTTGGAAGTGTTTCTGATAGGAATAAGTCTTTCTTGGAATTATGCAAGAAATTCGTTTCTGATGTTGAGGTAAATCATGGAGAAGAAAACACTGGAAAACACAACGAACAGTAAGACGAGCAGTCATGAATCGGATAAGCAGTACTTTGGTGGTAAGGTTCACAAACTGACACAAAATGATAGAAGTAAAGGTGGGAAAACCATGACTCCAAAGCGTTACTTAGCTAATGCTTTTAACTCTATGAAAACTGGGAAATATTCAAACAAAATACCTCATTGTCATACTTGTATTTTGAAAGATAGGTGTAGTGCTTATGATCCAAAAGATCCTAAAGCAGCGTGTAAGGTAATTGACATTCCTAATTATTATCATTTAATGACTGCTCTTACTTTTAAGAATGAGGAAGATTTTGATGATTTTTTGAATAAGCAAATTCAAAGAATGTATTTGAAAAACTTGACCAGTGATGATTGGGCTAAACTCAAGGATTTTGTTTTATTGCTTTTGAAACTTAAGGAGACTAAGTATAAGAGTCCTCAAGAACAAACAGTGAATATTCAGATAAATAATTTTCAAAATGAATTTACCGTTTTTAAAGATGTTACTATTAAGATTCTCAAAAAGCATCCTGATGTGATGTTAGAATGGAGGGATGCTCTTGAATCTGCCAAACGATCCAATTGAGAATGCTCTCTTTGAGAGTTATTCAGAACCATCTTATATTAATTTTATAGGATTTGTCAAAAGATATTTATCTCCTTTTATGGAACAGGATTTTGTAGAAGAAGATTATTATCGAGATTGGTTTAATCTTGAACAGGATTATCAGTACAATGCTATTGAAGCTCCAAGAGGACATAGTAAGAGTGAAAACTTTACTGTGTGGTTTACTATTTATTATGCAGTCTATAATATTATGCATGAGCAGATTGTTTCTTCAGTAAGTGGAGATCAAACAAATGAATTATTTGACAGGATTAAATTCTTTTTTTATGTAAGTCCTTATCTTAATCAATACTTCAAACCTGAAGGAGCAGATAAGAATGTAAGTCTTAGCTCATGGAATTCAAAGAAAATAGTCTTAAAAAATGAATCAATTATTCATGCAAGAAGTATAGGAGGAAAATGGAGAGGGCTTCATGTAAATAGAATTGTTTGTGATGATATTATTACAGAAGACAGTACATTAAGTGATAAGCAAACTATCAATAAGTTTTATTCTGCAGTGTTTAATTGTTCAACAGCTAAAAGAGGAAGAATTACAGTAATAGGTACACCGTTAAGATTCTCTGATATTTTATTTGATCTTAAATCAAATAAGCAATTTAATTTTAGAGCATATCCTGCAATTGTTGATCAAGAAAGAAAGATAGTGTTATCTCCAAATAGAAAATCATTTGATGAATTAATGAAAATAAAACTAACCATTGGTTCTGTAAGATTTCAATGCGAGTATATGCTTAATCCTATTGATGATCAAATTTCTATTTTCAAAAGAGAATGGCTTCAAAGATCACGTTCAGAAAGTTTTGATTTAATAAGAAATAGACAAGACCTTAGTAAGTATGGGATAGATATAGTTTTTCTTACTTGTGGAGCAGACTTTGCATTTTCGGAAAGAAAAGGTGCTAATTATTCAGTGTTCTTAACACTTGCAAAACTAACTGATGGCAGATTCTTACTTTGTGATTTCTTTAGAGGTAAAGGATTTACAGGTCAGCAACAAGTAGACAAACTTAGAGACTTACATAAAGTCTACGATTATGATACTATGGCTTTAGAAGAGAATAGTATTATGGCTATAAGTAAGGATATGAGAAGTTTAGGACTTCCTTTCAAAATGTTAAGGACTGGAAGTAGAGACACTGATAATACTATTTCTAAAACGAATGCAATACTTAGAATGACTACTTGGTTTGAAAATAACCAAGTAATCATACCTTATGCTAGTGATGAAGCTAAAGAGAAGTATGATCTCTTGGAACAGGAATTCTTGAGTTTTGCATTAGAAGATGGGAAGATTATCGAGATTGGTGTTCACCCAGATATTCCAATAGCATTGTTGTATGCTGGAGAAGCATCAAAGAAAGTACAAACCACAGGAGGTTTTGTTACAAGCATTGTAAGATAAAAGGAGGTTAAAATGTTCGATTCAAATAAACTAAACAGAAGAGATAAACACATATTGAAAGCATTACTGTATTTCTATCCTAAAAAAAGAAGTGCAGCACAAATTTATGATTATGTATCAGGCTTTAATCAAAAGACTGGACTAAAAAATGCCAAAGCATTAGGACATATCTTAATGATATTTCCAGTAAAAAGCGAACTTACAGTTTACAGAACTTATACTGATAAACGAATTACAGGAAGCAGATTTATTCGAATATATGTTCTTGAAGAATCCTTTGTAAAAAAATATTATAAAGAAAAAAATGGAATAATAAAACTGGGGAAACAGAACTCTGCAAAGTTGAATAAAAATGTCAGAAGCCGAAACAAAGAATAAATCACTGATGGTCTTATCAGAAGTGAATGAAGGTGTTAGACAGACTTCAGTTACAGTGGACTACTCTACTGTAAATTATTCTAAGCTTGAAACTATTTACAAGACAGAACAACTTATTTTTCAAGCAGTAAACATTATCAGTACATTTGCAGTTTCTAAAGGATACGATTATGTTGTCTCAGATAATTCTGAAGAAGAAATTGATATGAAAGAGATCATTCTTTCATTTGACAATAAAGTAGGATTACCTAAAATGATCACAGACATTGTTCGTCATCTTCACATTTATGGAAATGCATATCTTGAAATTATTTATTCAAAGACAGATAACAAAAAGGTTGTTGGACTTGCACTTATTGATCCCAAAACAATTACTTTCAAGAAAAAAGGAACAGGAGAGATTGATCTTGATGAATCAGGAAATATCAAAGGATATGTTCAAACTGTAAATGCCAAAAAGATTGATTTAGAACCTGAACAAGTAATTCATTTTAGAATAAATACAATTGCAGACTCATTAACAGGAACAGGAATAATTGAACCTCTTGTCAAGATTATTGAAGCTAAAAGAAATATTGAAGCAGGATTATCTGAAGCAATTTATAGACATGGCTTCCCACAATTTCATGTAAAGTTAGGAGATACAGAACATCAACCAACAGGAGAACAAGTAACAGAAGAAAGTGAGAAATATAAACGTATTAATTCAAAATCTGAATTTGTAACTCCATATTATTATGATATAAAAGTTTTAGAATCGCCATCAATTAAAGGTGGAGAAAGTTACTTAAAATATTTCATAGACCAAATAGTAGCAGGAACAGGTGTTCCTCAAACAATACTCTTAGGAACAGGAGAGAACAGTAACAGAGCATCATCTTTTACTCAACAGCAAAATTTCTTTTTGTATATTTCTGCAGTTCAAACTTTAATTTCTGAAATATTATCAAAAGATTTATTCACAAAAATATTGACAGTTGATGAATGTCCAGTATATATGAACTTTAATTCACTTGAAACAAAATCAGATCTTGAATTAGCACAAGAACGTGAAATCTATCTTCGAAACGGTGTTTTAACTCCTGATGAAGTCAGGCAAGAGATGGGCTTAGAACCTATTTCTCAATCCCCCTATCTTCCTCAACCCATCACTGATGATTCAGGAGCTTTTATTTTTTCAACCAATTTAGACGATCCTGAATTAAGAATTGAAGCTGAAGAAGATTTTGTATTTAATGCAAATGAAAATATGGAATTTGGTGGAATACTTCAAAATCTTTCAGAACCAATCAAATCAAGATTTATTCAAGACCAACAAATCTTATCTCATAAAATTGACAAGATTATGGATAAGTACAGAAATAAAATAGATAAAGAAATTGATTTAAATCTTACTTCAGATGATCAAGAACTTGCTGGAGAAAACATCTTTATTGATTCAGAATTACTTGCTCCTGAAAGAGATGCATTAATAGCTGCAATATTCTTAGATTCAAAGAAAAAATTCAAACAAGGAATTGCATTAGGAGAAGATTTCATCAAAAAACAATATCCCCAAGTTGCAGGAATAAAAGTCAAAAGCACAGTAAATGAAGGAGCTATCAAAGCTCTTGATCTTAGAGCCACTCAATTAGCAAAAACAGTTCATGGCGACTTACTTACTGCAACACAAATAGCAATAAGAGAAGGACTACAAGCTCGTAAAGGAGCAAGACAATTAAAAGAAGATATTGAGAAAGTCTTTGAAAAATATGGCGGGACTTCTGGAAGATTCCAAAAGTTAGGAACAAGAGCAGAATTAATAGCAAGAACAGAATTACACCGTTCATTTATTGATGGCACATTACAAAGCTTCAAAGAACTTAAAGTTTCAAAAGTTGCTATGGTTGTAAATACAGGGGCTTGTGAGGAATGCATAGAATTATCTGCAGACCATCAAGAGATTCCATTACATTTATCTCAAGGAATAATCCCAATCCACCCAAGATGCAGATGTGGATGGGTTGCTTCTCAAGTGGATTAAAAATAAAAGGTGTCTCAGCTCACTTAGCCTGACTATTCCGACAAACCGGCCATTATTGTTTAGATTATTGTTGCCGTTGAGACCGTTATAATTATTATTAAGGAACAGGACACGGCCCCAAGAGTAGCCATTTCACTTTCTGAAAAGCCACCACCACTTCACACATTAGGTGTCGTGGTTGTATTTTATAACAGCTAGGCTGTCATAGTGAAACGACGTGTAGTTCCAAGCTACTTCATTGCTTTTAATAAAGCAGCTGAGACAAGGTAGATAAGAATATATCTTATATAAAAACGTTTTTATTTTCAGATTCTTTAGATGATTATTTTCGCGCGCTTGGCGCCTCCGGCGCTACCCCGACAAACCGGCCACCATAGTTCAGACTATAGTCGCCGTAGAGACCGTCCTAATCATCACCAAGGAACAGGACACGGCCCTGAGGAGTAACAGCATCACGACCACTAAAAGGATGATAACAACCTAAAGTATCATCAGAAGTGTCTTTTGCTCTTTCAAAGTATTCTTCTAAATTTTGCATTCCTGCGTTTCTTGCCATCACTAATGGATTTGCTAAAAACTTCCCTTTTTTAACATAAGTAGATTCAGTATTCTGAGCTACTGAATAAGGCATTACAATTCCAAACTGATGAGGCAAATCAGAAACTCCTTTCTTAATTTCATCATCAAAATGATATAACTTAATTCCAGATCCATCATGAAGTTTACCATCCAGTAAATCATCAAACTCCTGATTTGTATATTTAGCACTACCGTTCATTAATCCTTCATCATAAGCTTGTTTAATACGTTTAGGAGTTAGTATTCCCCCTCCATTAACTAAAACAAGAACAGGCTCATTAGCGGCATAGAATCTACCTTTTTGATCAATACCAATGTTTTCTTCAGTGTGAACAGTAAGCCAATTTTGATAAAAATCATGATCATTTCCAGCTTTAACTTTAGCTGCAATAAGTTCAGGCATTGTAGCAACATAACCAGTACTTCCAGCATGTTCTAAAGCTTGTTGCAAAGCATCAGCAAGATTGCCATCATAAAACATCTTGCCTTTTAGTATATCATCAATATTAACGATACTTTGAGAAGTAACAGGTTGAGTTCTATTTGGATTATTAACAGGTTGTCTTACAGGTATTTCTTGTCCAGGAATCCAACCAGTAGCTTGAATGAATTTCTCCAAATCTTTATCAGGAATTATTCGAGTCATTTTGAAAGTAACACCTCCAGTCCAGCTTGAAGCATTTTATCCTTATCGTGAACAGGATGATAAACAATATTAGGATCATTTCTTACTGCATTTCCTAGATCATAAGTTCCACCAATTTCAAAAAGTACAACATGATTATTAGGATTACTTGCTATTTCTTTCATTTTCTTAGCTTCTCTTTGTGTTCGACCATCAATAACTAAACTACCGTCAGTTACAACAACATATGTTCTTTGCTGTCCATCACGATAATTTGTGATATTGATATCTTCTTCATCATAACCATTATTAGGCTTAAACAAAGCACTTAAAGGTCCTGTTTCTCCTTTCCAAAATTGATCAACAGTTACAATATCTGAACTTACTTGAGAATTACCAAAATTATGAATTCTCATTTTTGCTTGTTTACTGACTTGTTTTTCTCCTTGATATAAAGCATCAACAAAACCATACATGACATGACTAAGCATATCCCATCTACTTCCGTCATTTACTTTATATCTGCCAGCAGTACCGCCAAACATACTTCCTGAACTGTCAAGATAAAACTCAACCATATCAGGAACATTCATATGAGCATCAACATAAACAATATCTTTAAGATCTCGCTCTTTTAATTCATATTCATTAAGTCGATAAGTGCCATTTCCTAAATCCATAAGCCATGGCAAACGAGTTTTCTTTTGTAAAGTACTGATTCTTCCAAGATTTACTCTACTTAATTGGTCTTCTGTAAGGACGGTGCTCTTCTTTAGATTCCAATATTCTTGTTTTCCAACTACAACACTCTCGCCAAATTTTTTACCTCCAAGAATTTGAACCTTAGGATGATTTCGTTTGTAAAATTCATGTGTAGCTAAAACATCAAGATTTTTCATCTCATCAGCACTAGAATCTTTACTGCCAGGTTTTTTACTATCAACTTCATGGAGAAGTTGCATCTGAGATGCAGCCTGTTGTAAATCACCATCACTTTCTTGAGCTAAACCTTGAACGAATTGCTGTTGTTCAACAGGTGTCATATCATCTAATAAATCTTGTAAAATATTTTGAGGTGAAGCACCGCTACCAGCACCTTGCATATCAGGTCTTCCTTGAGGCATTCCTTTCTGAACATAAGGACCTAATACAGCCATAAAACGTTCAATACCCTTATATCTATCATCTCCAGAAAAAACATCTCTAACAGCACTAACATAAGCTTGAACACGCTCATAAGTCTCTTGATTAGAATCACTTCCAAATAAAGATTTAGCTCTATCGACTAACGAAGCTCCTTTCGATTTAGGTAAATCAACAGATTGACCGATTAAACTGCCTAAAGCTTTCTCAGCAACAGCAACTCCTTCTTTGCCAGATTTACCTTCAAAGAAGCCATGGGTGCTTGCAGGACCGTACATAACTCCATACAAGAATCTTGTAACAGTATAAAAATTAGTTTCAGAAGGAGAATTTTGTAATTCTAACAAGTCCCAAGTAGGAATAATATCATCTCTAACATACTCTCCTTCTTTATTATCTAATGCAAAACGGTTATCTAAAATAAAATCTTTAACTCCATTTTGAGATGCTTGAACCTTAACTACTTGTTCAAGTGGACTAAGATTTGGTTCAGCTTTTACAACTCCACGCCTAATAGCTTGATGAATTAATTTATTATCATTGTTTTCTCCTTCCACACTAAACGGAGCTTCAATAGGATGATAAAGTTCATGATGTAATAAATAATGTAAAGTTTCTTTTGCTAATTCTTCAGGAGTCCCATCCCAATACTTAGCAACAACATCTTCAAACTTTTGAGCTAAATTATTATCTTGAGAAATTTCTGCATAAATTCTTTTAAGATCAGTTGAAAATGTCCAGTCACGACCATTTTGTGCAACTCTTCGAATAACAGGGGTATCACTACGTAAAGGAAAGTCTCTCCTGACGTCATCACGCCAGTCACGTTCAGCTTCATTAAGAAGCAATTGCATATCTTTCATTGTTTGAACCTTCTCTATTTTCGCGCGCTTGGCGCCTCCGGCGCTACCCCGACAAACCGGCCACCATTGTTTAGATAACCGTAGCCGCCGAGACCGTCATAACCACCATTAAGGAACAGGACACGGCCCTGAGGAGTACCAGCATCACGACCACTAAAAGGATGATAACAACCTAAGTCTCCATCAGATGCTTTTGCCATTTCATAGTATGGTTCTAAATTCTCAATGCCTCCTGCTCGAGCAATTACTAAAGGATTTTCCATAAAATCTTTCTTTTGATGGTAACCTGACTTTGTTCCTTGAGCCATAGAATAAGGCATTACAACACCAAATCTATGAGGCAAATCAGAAACACCTTTCTTAATTTCATCATCAAAATGATATAATTTAATTGCAGATCCATCAGGAAGCTTACCATCTAGCAAATCATCAAATTCTTGAGGTTCATATTTAGCACTATTACTAATTAATCCCTCATCATAAGCTTTCATAATTCTATCAGGAGTTAATATGCCTCCGCCATTAACAACCACTAAAACAGGTTCATTTGTAGAATAAAATCTGCCTTTTGTATCAATACCTATATTTTCTTCAGTATGAACTGCATACCATTTTTGCCAAAAATCATGACTTTTATCTGCTTTTAATTTAGTAGCAATAAGCTCAGGGATTGTAGCTACATAACCATTAGCTCCAACATAATCTAAAGCTTCTTGAAGAGCAACTGCTAAACCAATATAATAACCATCTTTCTTTTTTTCACTAAAAAAAGTCTTTCCCTTCAAAATATCATCAATATTAACGATACTTTGAGAAGTAATGGGCTGTGTTCTATTTGGATTATTAATAGGTTGTCTTACAGGTATTTCTTGTCCAGGAATCCAACCCGTAGCTTGAATGAATTTCTCCAAATCTTTATCAGGAATTATTCGAGTCATTTTATCTACCTCACAATAGAACCTAACCTGTGCTCATAGATACTGCTTTGTCCTTTTTTAGCTTGATAGATTTCTCCAAAAGCTTTTATTGCGTCAGGTCCTTTTTCTTTTAGAGCAGAAGAAATATCTCCCTCATATGACCTACTAAAATGATCAAGCACTACAAGGTCAGCTAACACTCTTGATCTCATTGTTGCTTGAGCTGCACTTGTTGCTTGAGTATTAAGTTGAGACATATTATGTTGTAAAAAATTAAGATATTCCTTAAATCCATGTTCTTGACCAACTTTAATAGCCCCTTGCCATGCAGCTTGTCTTAATCCATATCCTTCAGGGATTCCAGCACCCTTATGCATATCGGCATAAGCTGATCTAGCATCATTTACAAGAGCCATTAAACTACCATAATCAGTACCTGTAATTGTTTTACTTTCTAAAATAACTCCAATTCCTGCAGTAACATCATTTAAACCAACAGATGCATCATACGAACCATCTTTTACTCCTTTAATAAATCCAAGAAGTCGTGACAAATCTCTGATTTTTCTAAGATCACGTCTAACAAATCCATGCTTTAATTTACCTTGCGCATCAAGAATCTTTCTATAATTATTATCATCTCTAACTGAAAAATTTGGAGTAACACCTGCTTGTTGTAGTAATTCGATATTTCTTTCAAATGTTTGTTTAGGATCATAACCTACATAGCCAAGAGCTACATCAATAAATTCTCTTGTTTGACCGTCAAGTTGAGATGGGAATTGCTCAGGATCTGTTATAATTGGATAAACTTCTTTCCAATTACCTTTTACACCTGAACGTTTAGCAAATTCATTCCAAAACTGTTCATGTAAATCTCCTGCTAATGTTTTTTCTAACTGACTTGATCCAGCTTCTGCAACTCCATTAGGAAATTTGAATTTTAAGAATCTGTTTTCTCCTGCGATATCAAGGTCAAGTGTTGCACTATGTTCTGCATCCGCAGGGTTCATAGCAGCTAAGATGGCAAGTCCTTTGTAACTGCCATCTTTTCCAGGAATAGGAAGACGTAAATATCCAGTATCTCCATTGACGTGTACTACGCCATCAACTACTTGAAATACTTCTTGACTATCTCCTCTGTTAATTTCATCAATAAATAATGCTCCGTATTTAGAACATTTTTCTTGGTCAATCCTTGTTTTTGGTACTCCATTCTCTAAAGTGGTTTTAGTAAAAGGTTCAAGAGCGGAACTACCTAAAACTCCTCCGCTAAGTCTAAGAGTGTAATGACCATCAGGACCGAATACTGCACTAAATAAGGCATCACTTGTGTACGTTTTTCCAACACCTGTTACACCTTCATAAAGCACGTGAAAATCATCAAAAAACATGGACGCAGTATCAATATCAAGTACTGTTACCTCGGTTGAATTTGGAGAAGGTAATCTTCCTTTTCCATTTAAGAATTTTACGTCAACATTATCTCCTTCTGTGATCTCCATATAAGGTGTAGGGGATACAACGCCATCAAGTGTGTCATACAAAGTTTGAACGAAATGTTTTCTCATTTCCTTATAATCTTTTTTTTCAGTTGCCATTTTGTACTTCTCCATCTAGAATTTTTATTTTAATTTCAACAAGCATTTTAGGTCTAAGTTTATCTCTTAGGAAGGCTGGAATAATAATTATATTCTGAGCTCCTTGCTTGCTGATTTGTTTTGTTAGTGTAAATTCATTCATTATACGTTCACCATATAAATCACATAACATTTGTATGTTATCACTGTGAGGTAGACACTACTACTATTTAAATCTTTCTACTATTAGTCATTTAGTAGTGGTTATAGTTTAATCGATTACTCCACCATTTATAAAGAAATAGCTAATTCTTTAAAAAGTTCTCCAATATAAACATTACTCAGTTATGGGAAATTTTTCAATAATTATGAACTCTTTATCACCTGATCTGACTGCACTAACTTGAACTTTGCTACCGCTCTTTAAACCAATAGCTTTAGCTTCACGAGTGACCAAAACCCCAATTCCATTCCCGTAAGTATTCAACTGTTTTACAGATCTTTCGATGATTTCTTTTTTTGAATCAGTCATATATTGTATAATACTGTATATAACTAATAAACACAGTATTATACTGTATATTACATATCCTTTGAACAAAGTTAATAAATAAATGTAAGATACTGTATATTACTATGGATGATAAAAAAGGCATTCTTGTAGAAATATATGATGAAGTTTGTTCATATGAAAATTTAGAGCTAGCATTTCAAAGAGCCAGAAGGGGAAAAACACTAAAGCAGTATGTGATTGATTTTGAAAAAGATTTAAAGGAAAATTTATTACAATTAAGATCAGAACTTCTTTTACATACATACGAACCAAGACCATTAAAAACATTCATTCTACGAGATCCAAAAACAAGAAAAATTAGTAAATCCGCATTTAGAGACAGAGTCATTCATCATGCAATATATAACGTTATAGAACCTGTTTTTGATAAGCGATTTGTTCATGATTCGTTTGCTAATAGAATTGGTAAAGGAACTCTTAATGCGATAAAACGATTTGATGTTTTCAAGAGAAAAGTATCTAAGAATAATACTATAAAATGTTATGTTCTTAAAGCAGATATTAAAAGTTATTTTGATACAGTTGATCATGAGATTTTAATAAAACTTCTATGTAAAAGAATTCATGATGGGAGATTAATGTGGCTAATTAGAATTATATTAAATAATCATCAAGGAAAAGTATCGAGTAAGGGGATGCCTTTAGGAAATCTAACATCTCAATTCTTTGCTAACTTGTATCTTAATGAGCTTGATCAATATGTTAAACAAAAACTCCGAGCAAAATATTATATAAGATATGTAGATGATTTTGTAATCCTACATCAATCTAGAATTCAATTAGAAGAGTATAAGGAAAAGATAGACCAGTTTCTCAAAGAAAAATTAGAATTAAAATTACATCCATTTAAATCTCAAATTATAAAATTAGAAAAGGGAATTCCTTTCTTAGGAATTAGAGTCTTTTATCATCACAAACTTCTCGTTAAAAAGAATATGAGAAAATTTGAGAAAAAAATGGAAGTTATGAAAAAAGACTATCAATTGGAGAAAATAGAACGTGAAAAGGTAATGGAAAAATATGAGGGATGGATTGCCTACGCATCACATGCCAATACATACAAATATAGAAAACGAATGACTAGCAAATTAAATCATTCTTTCCCTGCTCAACCTGAAGTAAAAATTACTGCAGTAAAAAAACATGAGAATTTTCATAAAAAAGTTGATCTGAGTAAAATTGATTTTACTCAACAAAAAACTTTACAATTAATTAATAGAGGAGTATCCATTGAAAACATCGCTAAACAAAGAAACTTAAAGATTGGAACTGTGTGGGATCATATTGCGAATTTAGTAGAACAACATCAAGTACCTCTGAAAAAAATACTTTCTCCAAAGAAAGTCCATAAAATTTTATATGCAATAGAATCTCCAGAAGATAAACTCAAAGATATCAAACAAAGAATAAATGATGAATCAATAAGTTATAATGAAATTCAAGTTGTGTTGGCAAACGTAAAAGCTAAACATAAGAAGAAAAGTATATCCTATTACGCTGAATGGTATCAACGAACAAATTGTTTTAGAAAATGCTATTACAATAAAGATCAAAGAAAGGAATGCAGAGTTAAATTTCAGCAATTAGTAGCAAAAGGATTGAATATGGATTTCTCAAAACATGATTTTCTGGATTTTTTCCATAATCACGTAAATATCTGTGTTCTACCTGAGAAAGATAAAAAAAGATTTATGTCTTGGGAAGAATTTAAGAAATCAATTAAAAGAAAGAAAAAATAAGTTAATCTTAACCTTCTAATTCTTCTTTTCTACTAAAATAATATTAAGAAAAAAACAGATTTCTATTGTTATGTCAGTTGAATTAATCCAAGAGATAAACTCTTTTATTGAAAACTCGCAAGAGCCACAGGACTCAAAAGCTTTGATAGATAATTTCATCGCATATAACGATGCGACAGTCCAAGAGATTAATCAATTCATTGAGTTATTGTCTGATTGGGATAGTAAAGAATCTGAAAGAGAAGAAAAATTATCTAAAGGACTTGCTGAGAACTGGGAAGACACACCTAATGAAGTTGTCTGTGTATTTCAAGAAGCATCAGAGTTTATTGGAGAATCTTTTAGAAATAGATACTTAGGTAATGGCATCTATATCTTGACAGGAGTTCTTAAGGATTCTGAGACTGGACAAATAGCAATTCATAGTTTTAAGTTCAATAAACAAGAGCCACATAAATGGTCTTTGGAAAGATCACAGGATTGGATTGAAGGAAAAAAAGTATTTGATAATTCTAAAGTTGCAAAGAATCTCAAATATGTTGAGATTGGTAATGTTAAGATTCAGCATTTGCTAAAAGAAGGTGCTGGATTAAAGATTACAGGAATTGCAATAAGTGAAGGGACATGGAATGGAATATATTATCCTGCTGAAGAAATAGAAAAGGCTTGTCCTAGTTTAGAAGGAAAACCTTTGCGTATTGATCATTCATCAAGCTCACGAGATATTGTTGGAAAAGTTTTGAAAGCAGTCTACAATCAGGCTAAGAAATGTATTGAGTTTGAAGCGATTGTAACTGATGAAGAAATTGCACAGAAACTATTGGATAACTTAATTGATTCTGTGAGTGTAGGTGTATTGATAGACAATGAAGAAGAGAATGGGCAACAGGTAGCTCGTAATCTTGAGTTTAAAGAATTAAGCTTGGTGGATGAACCAGCTTGTAAAGATGCAAAAATTCAACCTGTAAAAAACGGAGGTACTGATTAAAATGACTGAACCAAAAGAAATGGAACACGCAAAATCATTATTGAAAAAAGCCTCAGATGAACTAGCAGAGAAGAACAAAGAGATTACTAAACTAAAAGAAGACTTGTCTTCAAAAGATAAACTAATCTCTGATCTTACTGCAAAGCATGAATCTCTTAGTAAAGAGTTCGAGGTACTTTCAAAGGAGCTTAAGGAGATTAAGCAAGAAGCACGATATGTTGTACTAAAAGAAGTTATTGATGCTGAAGAAAAACTTGGTGTCTTAGATGCTTCAAAGGAAGACAGACTAGCAGAATTAAGGAAACTTGATGATGCAGGTGGATTTGATTTGTATGCAAAACAAACGAAAAGAATTTTGGAATTGCATAAGACAGTTGGCGAGAGAAAATCTCTTGTGAATAACTCAAATCAGGTAACTGACAAAAAACAAGAAATTGCTCAAGCATTGGGCATGAAGGTATGAGGTAATCCAAAATGACATATGATATTATGATTGATGATGGAAAAAATCCAAGTATGCTCACTGCAACAGCTGATATTTTGAAAAGTCAGTTTGTTGGTCTTGATCTGCAACCTGCAGGAGCACAAGAAGACATACTTGGTCTGTGTCTAAAAGACACAGCACAGAATAGTCCTATTTCCATAGGTTGCATAGGTACATTCTATGTAACTGTAGAAGTTGGAGCTTCAGCGACTCTTAATGTTGGTGATGAGTTGGAAGTCAAAGATGCAAATACACTACAAGCAAAAAGCACAGGAGTAACAGTTGCTAAAGTCTACGAGAAAGTAGATAACTCAACAGGAGGAAGCGCTGTTACAAAAAAGATTCCTGTGAAGATCATAAAATAAGGAGGTAACAAAGATGAAAACTATGCAAGAATTATTTTCAACACAAGATGTTGCACCTCTGATCAAAGAAGTGATTGACTCCAATATATTCAAAGTCGCTGAAAGAGAAAGAGTAGGTAGACGAATTTTAAGAGTCATTACTTTGAGTGAAGGTTCAGCTCTAAAGATCCCGCGGATGGGGAAAGGTCAGGCTTATGTTGTTCCTGAACTCGGAGCAATACCTCAAGATGCTAGTAACTTTGATGATGTTGTAATTACACCTTACAAGATTGCCAAAGCATTTACTATCTCAAAAGAAGCGATTGAGGATTCAGCTTTTGATGTTGTAAGACTTAAAGCTGACATTGCAGCTGAAGATGTAGCAAGAAAAGAAGATGATGAAATTTTCAGACTCTTATCTCAGACTTCAAATTCAGTTAGTCCAAAGACTGCTGGAGAGTTTGTCCAGGAAGATGTGATAACATTAAGGAATGCTGTTAATAAGAATAACTACAAGGCTAAATGGCTTGTAGCACACCCTGATGATATGGCTAAGTTGGAAAAAGACTTAATCAGTAAGGGTTACAAAGCTTTTGACAGGCTTGATGAAAATGGTATCATGGGTAACGTGGCAGGTCTTCAGCTATTGGAAACTACAGCTGTCGAATCTGGGACTATCCTTGCCTTAGATAGCAGAGCAGTCGTGCTGGTTGAAAGACGACCTCTAAGTACTGAGAACTTTAGCGATCCTTTACGGGACCTTGCAGCTGGAGTAACAATTACTGAGAGAGTTGCACCTGCAGTACTTGACGATTTAGCAGTCGCAAAGATGACCTTGTAGGTCATCAACTGCAGGTTCTGCTATCTTTAATTTAGCAGGTGATAGACTATGGACTTAATTACTGTAAAGAATGAAATAATTGTAGAATCAAACAAGTACAGATTAGGTCCTAGAGTGTTAAAACTTCAAAAGCTAAATGAAGGCTCAGCTACTAAAATAACCAAGATAAGAAATGTTAATGGAGCAATAGTTCCTGAGTTAGGTTCTGCTCCTATTTCTCTTTTGGATATGGATTCTTTTTTTGTTTTTCCTTTAACATTAAAAATGACAATTCTATTTCCTAACGAAGTCTTTGAGGATAATGATCTTGCTCAAATATTTCAGAAATCTCTTTTAGAGACTTATCATTTTGCATCTATTGAGAATAAGTTAGTAGTTGAAGTTTTGATAGCAGGAGCAGGAAAGACTATTATTTCTGAGAGTAAGCCAAATGTTCGAGAGATTCCTATTCTTGATAATTTTATTTCAGCAATAAGGTTTATTGAAGATAATAATTATCATCCTAATGTGATTTTGATTAATCCGTCAATTGCTGAAACATTAAGGCAAAGAGATGAATTAAAAGAAAAGCTTGTTACTTATGCAATAGAAGTAATCATTGATAATTCTATACCTAAAGGGATGGTTATCATTCTTGATTCAAATCATGCAGGGTTGCTTGTTGAAAGAAAATCTCCTGAAGTTTCTGATTATGTAGATCATTGGAATCAACAAACAGGATTCTTAGTAAGATCAAGAATTGCTCCGATAGTTACTGATGGAAATGCTGTGGTGGTGATCTCATAATGGGAATGGATATTGAACTCATACAGGAATTAAGAGGTTTGATTTCTGAAATGAAAGATTTTATTTCCAGGCTAACCATTGAACCTGATGGGAGTATTAACACTAATGTTGATGGTACAGTAAATGTAGATACTATTTCAATTAAAGATTCTCTTCAAGAATATAGAGCAATTGTAGATCAATTTGGCAGACTTCTTGTTAATCAAAGAGATAATGCTCAGATAATGATTGTTGATTCTTCAAATCCTAATCAAAAGGCTACTGTTGATTCATCAGGAAGACTTCTTGTTTCAACTCCACCACCACAACCACCACCAAATACTACACCTATTATACTTACAGGTTTTGGAGCGGTTTCAGGAAATAATGACATAGAATACACTATAACAAATGGGAAGAAATTGATCATAGGGAGATTACTTGCAGGAGCTGAAGCTATGACTAAAGCAGGAAACATTACTTTGTATGATAATCCTGATGGAAACAAAGTCACTCTTAATCTCATTGCTATTCTTTATGTGAATGGAAGTTCTGATGTTGCTGATTTGACTGAGAGTTTTCAAGGTGATGGGATTAGAAAGATTATCTTGAGAAGAACAAATCTTGGTGGTGGAAGTAAAGAAATATTTGCAAGATTTGAGGGGTATGAAGAATAAAATGGTAACAGTTAATGATACGATCTCAATTATACAATCTAAACCTGAATATGTTTTTGGCTCTTTGATAGTTCATAGCATGGATGATTCAGGAGTTGTGTATAAATGGCTTGAAGAAATTGGTGGAGTCGCTGAAAGAAAGAAGATGTTCATACAATTATCTATAGAAGATAAAGATTTGGCTTTAGAATCAAGGACTGCTGTCAAATCAGTTGAGATAGAACCTGCAGGAGATTAAGATGGGTAAATGGAAATACAAAGTTACAACGAAAAGAATCAAAGATATTGATGAAGATAGCTTGAACAATTTAGGAAATAATGGTTGGGAACTTATCTTCATGAATCAATTATGGAATGGCAAGATTATTGCTGTTTTCAAAAAAGAAGTAGGTGGTACAAATGTCGAATAAAATACAAGTACAAGGAGAATATGATTGGAAAACAAGAATCAAAGCTGGTTCAAAAAGATTCCTTAAAGGATTAGGGGCAACTCTTTTAGTAGCAGGAATACAATATGCTGTTCAGTTTGTTCAGACAAGTCCTGATCTTTTTCCAGCAGAAAGTGCAATGGCAGGAATAATTATTTCAGGATTATTGGCTCTTGAAAAATCTTTGCAGAGGAGTAAATAAATGAGCGAATATAGTACAGTTGATCTTGTCAAATCAAGAATAGGAATTAATAATGTGCCTGATGATGTTCAAGATAGTGAGATAACTCAATGGATTAAGGAAGCAAGTAATTTCATAGATTTATCTACAAAAAGAATAGGGATAGGATTTCAAAGTACTGATGCATTATACGATACAGTTCAGCAGATTGTTACTGATCTTTCTGTGATTAAGTTGCTTTTGAGAATGAGTGGGGCAGGTAAATCAACAACTGCAGGTATCTCGTATAAGATTGGAGAGTTCTCAGTAGATAAGAAGAACATTGAATCATCTTACATTAAGGAAGTTCAACTCTATGAATTAAGTGCGAATAATAGTCTTGAAACTTTGAAGAAATACTTGAATATTGATAGTGGTGGTTTTGTAGGTGGTTCAGTAATTCAAGGAACTCCAGCACCAAGCACAAATTATGGGGATAACAGTCCTCAACAACCTTAAAAATGGAAATCGGAGCAGAAGACTTCAATAAAATTGTAGACGTTGATATTGGCATTGATGTTTATTTAAGAAGAAAGACACAAACCATTGATCAAGATTATGGTAGTTTAATCTCTGATTCTTATGAAGATTATAGTATAAAAGTTATTTGGGAAGAAGTTACAGGGGAAGAAGAAAACTTCAGACCTGAAGGAGAATTCAAAATAGGCGATATAAAATGTTATGCTAAAGGTTTTTACAATGTTAATTTAATGCCTGTTCCAAAGTCAGATACTATAATAAAAGATTCGGTTGAATATAAGATTGTCAAGTCTACTGTCAAAAGAATTGGTAAGACAATAATCTATCGGCTTCTTCAATTACGGCTAAAATAATATTAAGAAAAAAACAGATTTCTATCTTATGGTCAAGATCAAAATCACAAGTCCAGATATAATTAAACTTGGAAAAAAGATTGCTGATCTTGAAGATAAGGATTTCAAAAAAGATGTCCATGAAGGTATCAGGAAAGTGCTTCCTCTAATCCATAGAGATGCAGTGCTAAATGCTCCAAAGAACACAGGTGCATTATCAGCTTCACTTCATGTTGGATTTGAAGATGATAGCACTGGATACATAGCAGATGGAGTTTTTTATGGAGTCTTTCAGGAAGAAGGGACAAGATTCATCCCACCAAAACATTTCATGAGAAATGCAGTAAACAAAAACTTTCCAAGCGTGGGAAAAGAAGTTACTGCAATAGTCAAGAAAAGATTCAATCAATAGAGCATCTCATCAAGAGAGAGGAGTGCAATAATGGAAAAAGAACCAATCATAATAGTTCAGGACCTTTTACGTGAAAAGCTTCACGATTACAATACTTCTCGCTCTGGCAATTGGATTTATCCTGATTTTCCCAATGTAAGTTTAAGCAATGATTCTTACCCGAGGGTTTCAGTAACCGATGCTGATGAACCTGCTAAAAGAATGAGTGTTGGAACAAATAATGAAATGCAGACCATAAACATCGATGTAGATGTTTGGGTTAAGAGTGGCATAATTTATGCAAGAGATGATGAACAGTTTGAAGGTGCAAAACTTCGAGATGCAATAGCTCGTGAGACAGCAGATGTATTTCGTATGAATCAGGCTTCTCTTGGAGAATCTGGTTTGCATAACTATGAACGGATTGGAATGAAGACAATAAATTCCGAGGTAACTGATGGAGTGCTACGAAAGCAAATTACTGTACAGTTTTCAAGGGCAGTAATTAACTAAACAAAACAAATGGAGGATGATTAAATATGGCAATCTTTTTTGGAACACAAGGAACAATCACCTTAGATGGTGTACAATCAAAAAACATCACTGAATGGAGTTTATCCACAAGTGCAGATGTAGAACAGATAAAGACCATTGGTAATTTCACAATCTTTGATGAAAAACCATTGGATATTCTTGAAGGAAGTTTAAGTATCATAACAGATGATACAGCATTCATTTCTAAGTTATTTGGAAATGTAGCTACACAAGCAGACACGCCTGACGCAGGAGATACTACTACAACAATAACTTTGGGAACTCAAAGAATCAAGTTTGATGCAGAGTTCACATATACTGATGCAGATGGTAATCAAGTCAAGATCAGCTGTGTTGATTGTATCGCTACTGACCACGAGTTTAGTAATGAAGCAGAAGGTATCTTTGAGGAAACATTCAGCTTTAATGTTAAGCCTGAAAATGTTACTATCACTAATGTGAAGAAGGCAACACCATAGATGGATACTCATGACTGAAGAAAAAAATAAGGAAAGTGATCCTGTTGAATCCTTTGCAGAACAGGAATATCGGAACATCAGAATATTTAGTATGCACAAAGATGTGGTTACTGAATTTGTTGATTGGTGTAAACGATATGCTGGTGGAAAATATTCTGCTGGGATTCAGCTTTTGCTATCCAAAGCCAAATCCTTTGATTTGATTGCAGGTCTTGACTTGAGAATTAAATCTTTGGAACATGAAATAGCTCTGTTAAAGCAGAGTAAGATTGTCGAGGAACAATCAAAACAACAACCAAAAGTTAAGACGATAGGAGGAGAATAAAAATGCAAAAAGTTACGATTCAAGAATTGCTAAGCAAATCTACTGAAAAGAAAAAGATAGAAGTACCATATGAAGATGGTGTAGTTGAGATGGAGATTACTCCTGTAACATTCGGACCTATAAGCAAAATTCAAGCTAATAAGTCTGACGATACAGTAATGACCAGAGAAATGATCAAACAAGCCACAGGGCTTACTGATGAACAGATTGACAAGCTTCCTTTAGGTTTTGTACCTGCACTGGGTGAAGCCATTTCCAAAGCCTCAGGTCTTGATAAACTTGCTCAGAAACGTGCTGAACGTTTTCCAAATCCTCAGAAGGAAAATTAATCTTCATTCTTCTGAGGAAATATGGATTGAGTTGGGAACAAGTTAGTAATCTGAGTATGCCTCAGTTTTACTTTATGATCTCAGCTTATAATGAGGATATCAAGGAAAGAAACAAGCAAATGAAACGAGCAAGACGTAAGAAATAATCCTTGCGAGGACGGGGAATAAGAATGGGTAAAAGGAAATGGTTGAGTCAGTTAGGATCAAGTTTAAAGGAGAGGATGATGTTAGTCCTACGCTTGGCAAGATACAGTCAGGTATAGGTAGTTTTAGCTCTCGTCTTGATTCTGTTGGCAAAACATTTTCTAATTTTAATCGTAAATTAATTCTTGGCTTTACAGCAATAGGTACTGCAATAACTGTTCTTGGTGTTAAAGCCATTAAAAGTTTTGGAGAGTTTGAACGACAAATAAAGAGAGTTCAAGTTCTTGCAGGTGGTACTCAAGAAGATTTCAAACGATTAACTGATACTGCTTTTAAGCTTGGTTCAAGTACTGCTTTTTCAGCTCAAGAAGTTGCTGAAGCTTTTGAAGAATTTGCTAAAGCAGGTTTTAAGGTTGACGAGATTCTTCAAGCTTCAGAATCTACTCTTGGTCTTGCAACAGCAGGAAATCTTGAATTAGCTGAAGCAGTAAACATAGCCGTATCTGCTCTTAATGCTTTTCAAAGAGATGCAGATGATACGAATAATGTTGCTACAATTTTAACAACTGCTTTCACTAATTCTGCTCAAACATTACAGGATTTAGGAGAAGCATTAAAGTTTGTCAGTCCCTTAGCTTCAAGTTTAGGGATTAGTCTTGAAGAGTTAAGTGCAGCTCTTGGTACTCTTGCAAATGTAGGTATAAGAGGAAGTCTTGCAGGTACTTCTTTGAATCAGGCTTTGTTGCAATTGCTTAATCCTACTTCTGATTCTGCTGAAGTAATGGAAGATTTGAATGTTCAATTCTTTTCGCTTAATGAGTCTGCTCAAGCAGCAAGTGCTATTATTCAAGCGACTAAAGATGATTTTAATGCATTAAAAGAAAGAGTTAGAGAAAGTGATATTGAAGTTGCTGGTCTTGGTTCTCAACTTGCAGAAGCAAAGAGGGAATTAAAGTTATTTGGAGATCAAGCTTCTGCTCCTAATAGTATTGTTGAGAGTTTAGATGGTTTACAGTATGCTTTTGATAGTGCTAGGTTAAAGAATTCTGAACTTCGTGATGCATTGGAAGCTCAAGAAAAGACTTTTATAAGCTTAAGGAGTCAAGTAAGTGATGGGCAACAAGATTTTATAGGTCTAAGAGATACTGCAAGACTTCTAAATGATGCGTTTGAAGAAATTGATGCATCTACTATTGCAAGAGCCACAGCACTTGTTAAAATATTCAAAGTTAGAGGTGCAAGAGCATTTCTTACACTTACTAAAGAGATTGATAATTTCAATCAATTATTTGATACAATAGCAGCTACTGAAATCAGAACAGAGCTTCTTGATGAAGCCAGTCTTAAATCTGCTCTTGATGCTCAAGATAGTTTTTCTAAACAGTTTGGAATAACATTTGATAATCTTGTGTCAAGTGCAACTAAAGTTCCTGAAGGAGTAGATCAAGCATTAAAGGATTCAAAACTTGATGAGAGAGCAAGAGATATATTTAGAAGTTTGAGAGGAGAAGTACAAAAACTTCAACTTGATAGCGAGTCTATTGAAGCAGTATTATCTGATTTTCTTCCTTTGGATGCCGTTAAGGATTTCAGACAAATTATTCAATTAACTGATCAAGATTTTGAAAGTTTTCTTGGTAACATTAATGCAACTAATCAGGATGCTCAAACATTAAACAAAACTTTGCTTAATAATTTAGGAAGTGCTTTAGAAGAACTTCAAGATACTGTCACAACTACATTTATCAGGATTGGTGGAGCAATTGCAGAAAGACTTGATCTAACTTCTGTGATTAGAAATATTCAACAATCAATCGAGGATTTTTCAACAGGTGGTGGTGTTGAAAAATTAGCCGATAGACTTGTCAAAGTAATCAAAACCATAGGATCATTTTTCAAGGGAATAGGTCAAGGATTCAAAGAAGTTTTTACTCCTCAAATAGTTGAAAATCTTAAAGATGCATTTGTTAAGAATTTTGGATTAATACAGCAAGGAGCTGAAGGATTTGGTACTGCTCTTGGTCGTATTCTTGGAAGTATTGTAAAAGGTGGAGCTGAGTTAATAACAAGGATTCTAAACTCAGACATTATTGAGAATGCAAGTTCTGCTTTCAAAAGATTAAGTGGTGTTCTTGAGAAGATAGGTCCTATTGTCGGTGCTGTTGCAACTGGTTTTGTATTATTGTCACCTATTTTAGGACCTTTGTTTTTTATACTTAGTAAAGTAGTTGGTGTCTTTGGTTTCTTAACAAGAGGTCTTATTGGAGCAGGTAAAGCCATTGGTGGTTTGTTTGGTGGAGCAGGTAAACTTGCTACATTATTTGGTGGTGTTGCAGGAAAAGCATCAGCAGTTGGAGCATCTGCATCATCAGTAGCCACAGGAACAACAGGATTCATAGCAAAACTCAGTGGTTTAGGTTCAACCATAAGTGGAATCTTCTCAGCCATAGGCACAGCATTAGGAGTAACTGCTGGGACTGCAGCTGCAATTGTCGTGGCTATAATAGGAACAATCATAGGATTTGTTAATCAAGTTAGACAGAACTTCTTAGGATTAGGAGATGATTTTAAAGTTATATTTGGTGCTGTTGTTACAGTATTTCAAGCCATAGGCAGTGCATTAAAAGAAAATTTTATTCAAGTAGGGCAATTGTTAAAACCTATTTGGGAAGGTATCAAAGAGACTTTTAATGGTCTTGGAAAAATACTTGCCAGTCTTGTTGCGATTATAATTAAGCCATTTGCTAATGGATTAAGAGATGCAGGAGAAGAAGGGTTTAATGCTTTTGACTTGATTAAGAATATTGTTTCAGCATTATTTACTCCATTGAAATTAGCATTGACTATAATTGGAAGTGTTTTAAAAGCTGTTGGGGCAATAATTAATTTTGTTGGAGATCTGATTGGGGGATTCGTAGAGTTTGGTTTTATTGTTGCTGATGCTTTCAAGAGATTTAAAGATGAAGGTTTCTCTGCATTTAGTGAGGTTGGAGAAGCAGCAAAGAGAATAGGATTATCTATTTTAAAATCATTTGTAGGAGCTATTGATTCTATGATAAATATATTCATAGATTTGATTAATGAACTTCTCAATGTTGCAAAGAAAGTACCTTTGCTAAATAAGATTATTGGGGATAATTTCAAGATTGATAAAAATGTTTTAAGTAATCTTTTAGGTTTTGCAAAAGAAGCAGAAAAAGCAATTGAACCAACAACACAGACTGCAAAAACAAGTACATCATTTTTTGGTTCTGCTAAGACTTCTTTAATGTCAGATCAATCAAGCATAACTGATAGTGCAATCGAGCCATTTAGAGAAGCAAGTTTGAGCACTTCAGATTTTGGTCTTAAAGCAGCTCAGAATTTTACTATTCCATTCAAAGATCCTGTAAATATCAAAGCAGTACAGACTGATGTAATGAATATTTTTCCAAATCAAGCCCAAGCACAACAAATGGGGATGGAGTTTGGTAATGCTTTCTTTTCAGGATTAGCTCAAGGCTCTCAGGCTATTGTAGATATATTTCAAACAAATATTAAACCAGTTTTTACAAGTATGAATGATGCATTAAAAGAATTTATCGCATTATTTTTAAGAAACTTATTTGTCTTAAATTCTGTTCCTGGATACTTGTATAATCTTGCTTTAAAGATTCATGAATTATTTGTTGGTACTTGGCATTCTGTTTTTAATTCAATTATTGACATAACTGAAAAATCAATAAATACTATGCTAACTAATCTTCAAAAGTTTTACAATCAATTAGTTTCTGTACTCAATAAACTTATTGCAGAATACAATAGAGCTGCAAATATTTTATCAAAAGATCTCACGAGGACTAATTCAAGAAGAGTAAGTTATACTAATTCAAAAGGAGAAACAAGGTATAAGACTGTTAAAGAAACAGAGACTCTTTTCAAAGGAGTTAATATTCCTCGTCTTCAATCATTTTCTAATGTTGATCTTAAGCCTGTTCAATTAGAAAGACCTATACTTCCAACAGCTCCTGTTTCTGTTAATGCAGGAGGATTTAGTGTAAACATTCAGAACTTTAATGCATCATCAGAATCAGATAAACAGAAACTCTTTGCAGAGCTTGATAATTATATTGCACGTAAACTTGGAGAGGTGGTTAGATTATGATTCTAAAAGATGAAAATCAGATCAATACGTTATTTGCATTTGATAATAATCAGAAAGCAATTATTAATCTTGAGACTAAAGATAAGGTTGTATGGATAGAACATGAAATTCCTAACAAAAAAGGAAGCATAAGACATTTCATGGGGAACAATGATGGAGATGTTGTTTTAACAGGAAAACTTCTTGGAGATCACAATACTAAAGTTTTCAATAAATCAATTCTTAGAAGTCTTGCACTTAATGGAACAATTCTATATCTTGATTCTGAAAGCTATGAAGATGACCTTGATGGAAAATATGTAATTACTGAAATTGATATTCCTGAAAGTGGAGGAGAGCCTTGGGATTTTACCATTGTATTAACTGAGTTCAACAATTAACATGACAAGACATAAACCAGTCTATGTAGTAGAAGCTGATGTAGGAAATGGTTGGCAAACTATCAGCAATAAAGTAATCAAATGGAATGCTAACACTTCAGTTACTGCAAAGACTAATACATCTTCTCTTACTCTTGATTATTCTGCATTACAACAAATTCAATCACTCAAGAGTTCTTCAAAGATTAAAATTCTTGCAGGTTATGACCTTCTTGATCTGAAGCTATTATTTGATGGTCTTGTTAGAAGTATAAAGAAATCAAATACTTCAGAAGAATTTGACATAGAAGCTGATGATTATTCAGTTTTTATGCTTGATAGATTTATTACTGATGCATTTGAAAATGAGAAAGCTGTTGATATTATTAAAGATATTTTACAAGAAAAGATTCCTGAATATACATGGGATGATGAGAGTTTTGATGATAATGATTTTGTTGTAGAAAAAATCGCTTTTGAAGATAAAACAATAATTGAGATTATTGAATATATTTGTAATCTTATAGGTTTTAATTTTTGGATAGAATCTGATGGCTTAGGAACAATAAAGTTTTTTTGTAAAGTTAGAAAAAGCAATGATTCTGATTTTGTTCTTGAAAGAGGAAAGAATCTGAAAGGACTTATTTACATTGAAGATAAAAGTCAAATGTTTAACAGAGTTATTGTTGAAGGTGATAAACGAGAATTTTCAACAAATGAAAATTTCAATGGTGATGGTGTATCACAAGAGGTTTATCTTAGATTTAAGCCAAGAAATGTCAGAGTACTTATCGATGGCGTTCTATTAAAAGGTGGTGTTGAAGGTATAACACAAAATCCTGATTTTACTGTTGATTATTATAATCGTAAAATTTCATTTACTGTTTCTCCTGCATATGGTTCAGACATTGAAGTTGATTATGCTTATGATGTTCCGATAAAAGTAGAAGCAACTGATTTAGGTTCGATTGCTAAGTATGGAGAGAAAGTTCAGTTTATCAAGAACAAAAATATCAAGGAAAAAACTGAAGCTAAAAAGTATGCAAGAGAATATATTAAACAATATGGTAAACCTCAATTTATTGCTGAGGCTGAAACTCCAGCAAGTACTGAGTTTTCAGTTGGAGATGTTATTACAGTAAAAGACTTAGCAAAAGGAATAAATAATTCAATGCAAGTTCTTGAATGCAATTACACTTATTCAAAAACAGAAGGATTCAATAGTTCTCTTAAACTTGCTCACACATCTCAAACAGGAACAAATGTTTTGAAAGATATTATTCTTAGACTTAAACAATTAGAAGAATTGCTAAAAGGAGATGTTGAGGTAGTAACTAAACTAACTTCATTTCAAGATACGATCACAATTAGAATCAAGAGAATTACTGCTAAGAAAAGAGCATTGCTGGAAGGTTTTACTTGGAGCAAAGAAGGAGTTTGGAATCATAATGATTGGGGTGTTGATAACTATGTTGGTTTTGAAACATTCTTTGAATATGGAGATAAAGATGTGCTTCATAGAGATACTTCTTTTTTTGCAGAAGAAGATTTGAGTGTTCATGTAATCTTTAGTCCTGAACTTGATAAAATATTTGTATGGTCTTATGGAAATTGGAATAAAGATTCTTGGAGTGGAGAAACTGAATTTGTAATTCCGACTCCAACAATACTTAAGAAAATAATAGATGACATTAAGTTTGATATTGAAAGATCAAGATTTGAATTATCAATACATCCTGATTTCTCAGATGCAACTCTTTGGAGTCTTAATGGTGGAAGTCCACCATATTGGTCTAAATTAGGCTTTACAAGAACAATCAAAGATTTCACTCCAGCTCAAGCAATCCACGATAAAAAAGTATATGATGAATTATTTGAGACTGATAGACTTCTTGGAGAATTATCAATTAATTCTAACATTCAAGAGCACACACCTATTTGGTCTTTGAGATATACTTGGAGCAACACAGGACAAGAGAATATTTTGTCTGAAGAAACTCAGTTAAAATATACACAGGACTTGCATAACTTCTCAGATAGATTAATCCTTGCACAAGAATTCTTATCATACTTAGATGATGAATTAGTCTTTAGCAGGTCAAGATGGAATAAATCTCAAAATGTAGATGTGGAATTAACAGAAAATATTATTTTGAAAGAAATAGATAATAAGATTATCTCGGAAGATAAAGTCAGTTTCCAGATTAATGATCTGCAAGACGGTTTCTTCTGGGGAGTAAGAGGATGGAGTACTGATGACTGGGGAAATATCCCTAAAGGATTATCACAACAAGACATCCAACAAAGAAAACAAACATCAGGAATAGTTTCATCAGATAAAACGAGAGTCGAATTAACATTTGACTCAGTGTTCAAAGGATGGAGCATTAAGCTTTGGAGTAAAGATGGATGGATATCATATCAACAACCAACTCAAACAGAATCAACTCATGAAAAAACAAAGAATGAAGAATTGCTCGTTTCAGAAAGAGAATCTTTTGAAACAATACTTGCAACAAACATTCAGACAAATTATGTTCATTCAAAATCAAAATGGAGTGATGTAGCATGGTCATGAAAACAAATGAAAACCTAAAAGCAAAAGGAACAGTAAACATACAGGTCATCAATAAAGATGGCAAGGTCATTGAGAGTATGACCACAAACAAAGTAGTAAATCTTGGAATTCAAGCACTACTAAAAAGCGTAAACGGAGCATACAGTGGACTAATTGAACATTTTAAGATTGGTACAGGAAACACAGCTCCACAAGGAACAAACACAGATTTAGAACAACCCGTGGAATTTGAAACTGGCTTATCGACTAAAGCATACGATACAGTAGGATATCCTTCTGAAAAAGAAGTACAGTATCAGCTAACGATAGATTTCACAGAAGGAAACGGAAACACCCTAAGTGAAATTGGATTATACTTTGCAGATAGTAGAATGTTCTCAAGATTTATTCATCAAGGAATAAACAAAACAAGCTACATCAAGATAGTATTCCAATACACTATCAAAATCGAATGAGGTAAACCATGGCAATAACTAACATTGGAAAAAAGCAAGTGCTTGAAGCATTAAAAAATAAAATAACTCATTTTGCTTTAGGAACTGCTCTAAACAGTGATTCAGAATTTGCCACAAGTTTAGGAGAAGAACAATTCAGAAAACCAGTCACTGACAAAATAATAATTGAAGAAACAAACAGCATAGATGTAGAATGCTTTGTAGCATCAGCTGAAGGTAATGGACACGACTTCTCAGAATTAGGATTACTTGACTCATTTAGTGGAGGCAATCTATTCGTAATCACAAATTTTCCCCCTGAAACAAAAACAAGCTTACTCGAATGGTTGGTGGACATTGAGATTGAGATAAAATAACATAAAGAAAGAAATAAGAGGTATATACTATGGCATACGAAATCAAAAATAATGAAATTGCTTGGGCATCTGCAGTTGAAAATATCAATAGAGGTTACAGAGTTTTTGGAGTTAGTGATAATAATTCATTCAAAGTATTCCCTTTTGAAAACATGACAATTAATCTGCCAAATGGTGGACAATGTTGGATAAATGATAAAAGGAATGTTTGGACTGATCACATTCAGGATGATTTTGAAGGAGGAGTATCTAACTGGCAATCACACGAAGACACAGCAATTACTACAGAGAACAGTATTGTATTTGAAGGAAACCAATCATTAAAAATGAATTGGAGTCACGACGGAATAAGTCAGTTCAAAAACAGAATTTACAAAGAATATAACTCAGTAGATATAAAATACAGAAATAAATTAATCTTACAATTCTATCCTCTTGCAACACTACAAAATGATCTCTACATCAAATATAAAAATAACAACAGCGAGTTTATCTTAACTCAAATTCCTGCAGGTTCACTAATTGCTGGACAATGGAATAGAATCTTAGTTAATCTTCCAAGTAACGATGTTCAAAAGAATAAATTTCAAGCATTAATCTTTGAATTTGATGGACTACAATGGACTGCAGGAACACATTCATTCTATTTTGACATGGTTGAATTTGATACTCAAATAGAACTTCCTGAAGCAGATCCAAACGATGAAAGAAAAGACCTTGTTGTAGTCGGAGATGATGGAAAGATTCAACTTATTGAAGGAACACCTCAAAGTCAGAATCCTGTTGAACCACCTGATCTTCCAGCTGATAAACACGCACTTGCAATCATAACAGTTCCTGCAGGATTAACTACTATTACTGCAACAAATATTTTTGATACAAGAGTCCCAAATACTTTCGCAGTAAATGCAGACAAAACTAAAAATGAACTAACAGTAATCAAAAGTCAAATAGTAGATTTAGCTCTTGCAGATATTGAACAGAATGCACTTCTTAACTTACCAAGTGATATTCCTTTCTCTAACATGGTTGTTGAGAAGTTCTGGGATAAAGATGGACTTAATGACACAGTTGAAGTTGTGACTGAAGGAGAAAACACCCATGGATTTTATGAAGCCATAGATGTTGCTAGAGGACAAGTTAATGTTTCAGGATTACCTGATATTTCAGGTCTTGGAGGAACTGGATGGGGACAAGCTACATGGAGAACAAGAGCATATTATTGGAGAGGAAAAGTATGGACTTGGATGCATAGTAATTCTGTCTACAATGAAATTGGTTGGGGAATTGCATCAATAAATCCAATCACAGGAGAAAAAGTCTTTGCGAATATATGGACTGATGATTGGCAAAGCGATCCAAATGATATAACTCCAAATGCAAGTCGAGAATTTAGTTTCTATAAACAAAATAGCACTACTTGGTGTGCTCATCCAAAAGACTGGTGTCATGATGAAGATTATTTGTACATTCCAGTTTATATCTCATCTACTCATGCAGGATACTATTCAAGTCAAGTTATTATTTTAGTTTTAGATGAAGATGGGAATGTAGTTAGAAAAATTCAAGCTGAAGATACTAATGGTGGTTTTCATGATTGGTATGGAATCCAAACTTTCTATTATGATGTAAATTTGAAAGCTTTTCTTTTATGGCATAGTGGGAGACGATACACTGATTGGGGTCATCATTATTGTCCTGTGATGTATGATAAAAATTGGAATGCTATCTTTTCAGGAAATATGGTCTCAGCAGAATATTATCCTTATGTCTTTGCTTACCTGCCTGAAAACCAATTTTTATATCAAATTAATTGGAGACAAGCTACAAGTAATTTTAGGTTGGATGCCTGGCGATGGAGAGTTAATACTGAGACAAATGGTAGGATAAACATAACTTATCAGGGAGCATACTCTCAGGTAAATCACACAAACACAAATGGTAGACCATTATGGTTTAATCAAGCCACAATCTGTAATCAGAAAGATAGAATATGGTTACCTTATAGAGATGCCGAATATCATATCAGATGTCTTTACATTCAAGCTGGATATAATGATGATTGGTGGCAAAATTACAATATAGGGGACAATCCTAATGACAGAGGTATTATTGTTGAATCGGCTGTTGAATCGGCTGAAACAAACGGTATTCCTTTCGTGTCATGGGCTGTTGCTTATGGAAGTGATACTGCATTCTATGGATTTGGAGATAAAACTTACAAGTTAGAGGGTGGTAAAACAACACCTGGAGAAGTAGTTGCAGCTGGATCATTTGCAGGACGAAGAGGTGTTAGTTCAGTAGGTAAATCAAGTCTTGCTTTTTGGGATACTACAAATGATGCATTCTATATTGCTGATTATGCAAATGCATTGACTGGTAGAGAACAGACTGGATTTGATTTCAAAACAAAGACATTCAATTTTGAAAACACTAAAGGAATTTACATTACAGCAAAAGTTGCAGGTAGAGGAACATCAGAACTTCTTTCTAAAATGAGAGTTGATGTTCTTGATAACACTGGAAGTCCTATTGCTGGATTAACTGATTTGAGTGTAGATACTTATCAATCAATACCTTTGGGAGTTCAACCTTTGAATCAATTTAAACTTAGGTTTTACTATGTTCCTGATGGTGTTGCAGACATCTTGGCTCAATTCCATGAGTATGGTGTTTTCATTGATAATGAGGTGGCTTAAAGATGAGGATTTATCGTAGAAGATTATCTGTAGCTCAAATGATTCAAGCAAGAGCAAGACTCATGGCACAAAAAGCAGAGTATGAAGTTGGTTCAATAGAAGAATCAAATTGTCAGATTATAATTGACAGATATACACAATTAATAGGAGAATAA